GAGGTTCCACGGGTACGGGTCGGCGGCGAGCCGCTGCACGGTGTAGGCGACGAGCCCCTCGATCGCGCGGATACCGGGGCCCGGCTCGTTGCGCGACCCGATGCAGCGGACGCGTAGGTGCGCGGTGAACAGGCACCCGATCGAACGCACCCCGGACGAGACCTGCACCCAGGGGTCGCTCCACTCGAGCATGATCGCCGGCGGGAACAGCGCGTCGACGACGTCGACGTGCACCGGCGGGTCGTCCTCGAGCTCGGGGGCGAGCGCCGCCGCGGCGAGATCCCGCAGCTCGGTGAGCGCGATCGTCCCGACGACGCTCACGCCACGCCCCACTGCTCTTTGAGGACGACGAGCGTGGCGGCATGCCGCGCGAACGTGTTCTTGGGTGCCTGCAGCGCGCCGGTCTCGGCGAACCCGATCACGCCGAACGCGGCGTCGTTGGACTTGAACCATTCGACGCCGCGCAGCACGTTGACCCGGTTGGCGAGCGCGTCGCCGTCGGCGATCGGGTCGACGCGGTCGGTGGCGTGGTCGATCTCCGCGGCCGCGGCGTCCAGGCACGCCTTGAGCGTGGCCTGGTTCGCCGCGGTGACGGTGACCCGCAGGGCGGCGGCGAGCTCGTCGATGGTGGCGTAGGCCACCTTTTAGCTCTCCTCCTCGTCCTCCCCGCGGCGTTTGCGTCGGCGGGGCGTTTCAGCCGGTGCCGACTCGTCGGGCTTGTCCTGCTCGGGCTCGGGCTGGGGCTGGGGCTGCGGCTCGGGCTCGGGCTGGGGCTGGGGCGGTGTCTGCGGCTGATCGCCGCCGCTGCCGCCCTCGCCCTCCTGTGATGGGTGCGACGCGTCCGGGCGGACGACCTGCTGGTTGGGCGCGTCGTACTGTTGGCCGGCGCCCTCGGTGGTGCCTGTGTCGGGCTCGTTGTATTGCATGCTCATCCCTCCCTTATGGCGTCTTGACGATCTTGGAGAGACCGCCGGAATGGATCACCAGCGAGGCGAAATAGCCGGCGTAGGCGACCTGGACGCCGAGGACGCTCGGCTCGACGACCTGCAGGCTGCCGATCCGGTCCTCATACACCTCGGCCGCGGCCGTGGACAGAACCAGGATCGTGTCATTGGCCATCCCGTTCGACACGTACACCGGGATCCCGGCGATGCTGCCGGCGAGCCCCGACGCCATCGACCCGATGTTGAACCCCGACGAGACCGCGTTGGTGGGGTTGACGGGCGGGAAGAGCGGTCCGAGCACTCCCATCAGCTCGGGCGGCGCGCACGCGATGATGCTCCCCTGCCCGCCGGTAGCGGGAATGACCGTGGCCGCCGCGCCCCAGAGCGCCCCCGAGACATCGGCGGCATCCGGCGTGCCGGTCGGTAGCGTCGGCCCGGCCGGCGCGGCCGCCGTCAGCGTGTTGCACGTGTCGTTCTCGGTGTCCAGCGCGTACTGGCCGGCGAGATCGTTGATGATCAGGTCCATGATCGACGGCTGTGACCAGTCAACGTCCTGGCGGCTGACGTTGACGTAACCGCCATATGTGCTGGCGGACACGGGCAGCTTGTCGATCGTCATTTTCTGGCTGGTGAGCTCGGTTTTCTCGCCGACCTGCGCGGCCGTCGCGGTGTGCTGCGTGACCACCGGACGCGACCACGACCCCGACGGCAGTTGCCTGGCGCCGAGCGCGTTGGTCAGTGGCCGGTTGACGTCAATGAAATTGACGACCGGCCCCAGGATCTGCTCGGGCAGCAGCCCGGGGTTATCGCCGGTGGTCTGGTGTGCCGCGGCGCGGTTGTACAGGTCGAGGCGCTCGGCGATCTCCTGATTGCCCAGCCGCGCCCGCCACACATCGACGATGTACTCGCCGGCTGACCGGTACTCCATCGGCTTGGCCGCCTCGGGGTCGCGCGCCCGCTCGAACTGTTTGGCGATTTCAGCGGTGCGGTTGCGCGAGGTGTGCGCGATCTCGAGCCCCTGCTGCAGCGGCTGAACCTGATTGTCGATCTCTTTGAGCCGGTCGCGAGCCCGGGCCAGCAGGCTCATTTCCTGCTCGGTCAGATCGCGCTCGTCCTTCTCGGCGGCCTCGACGAGACCGTCCATGAACTTCGTTCGCTCCTCAGCCTCACCTTGCAGGCGGGCGACGAGAGCATCAGCAGCACCCATAGCGGGGGTCCTTTCAAGCGTCGGTTATGACGCTCTGCCTGCATCCCCCGCAACTGCCGGCCCACCCAGTGGTCTACAACGGCAGGTAGTTCAGCGATTCAGAGCCGGATCAGACGCTATCAGCGCGTCAAGTCGCCACGCCCGAACCTGATCGAGATTCGGCGTTTTCGACGCGGTGAGCTGCTGCTGGTGGCGGACGGCGAGCACCGCCGCATCCTCATACGCGGGCTCTGAGGTCATGGCGATATGCCCGAGCCACGCTTTGGTGACCCGGTAGCGCGACCGCTCCTCCCAGACCATGCCTCCGGGGAACGGCAGAAATCCCGCTGACGCGTCCAGGCAGCCATCCTCGGCCAAATCCAGGGTCTCATCCCCCAGCGGCGTCCGGGCGACCTTGATCTCGGCGCAGAGGCCCTCAGAACGCGTCGGGTGCAGCGCGACGGCGCGACCGAACGTCAGTTCGCGCTTGTGTTCGCGGTTGGCGCGGATCCGGTTCGCGCGCCGCTCGATCCCGTCGAACGAGCCGCGGCTGATGGTCTCGCGGCACATTCGCCCCTCATAGGGGACGACCGCCTCGCGTTCGTAGGGGATGACGATCAGTTCGATGATTCGGTCGGCGTGGCGGACGTCGACGAGCTCGGCGGCGCGATGCCACAATTCGCCCGGTGGCTGCTCGGTCGGCTGGTCAGTCATTCGGTCACTCCCACGGTTGGGGTCAAACCGGCGGCGCCCGCGACCGCCAGCCGCTCGGCGGCGCGAATCTCGTCCACGCTCATCGCGGGACCTTCGGGCCCCTGAATACCGTTCAGGATTTGATACGTCCGCGCCCGCGACTCGGGCTCGGGCTGCACGTAGCTGTCGCGGTTGAGCTCGACCGACGTGCCCCGCGGCAGCAGCCACCCCGACAAAGCGGACATGACCGCCTGCGCCATCGGCCGCAGCCCCGCCCGCCAGTGATAGTCGAACAGCGCCGTAACGTTCTGGTAGGTCATTGAATCGCCGCCGCTGGGCAGGCCGACCAGGAACGGGGGGACGCGGAGCAGCACGGCGATCCTCGAGCCGGTCAGGTTCGACAGGTCGACGAGCGCCATGTCGCGCGGGTTGGCCTGGATGGTGTTGAACCCCACGCCACCGGACAGGACAGCGGGCTCACCGACCCCGGATTGGCGCGCGGCGACCCATTGCGCTTTGAGCTCGGCGGCCTGCTCGGCGTTCAGCGCCTCCGGGTGTGTCAGCACGCTGGTCGGGATCCCGCCGGCGGCAGCGAACCCCGACACGTACCGGTTGAGCACCCGGTCGACGACCATGCGCGCCGCGCCGGCCTCGAGCGGGCCATGACCGCGCGCGTCGTCGACCGTCGATTTGTAGCGGACGTGCAAAAGGTCGCCGGTGACGTCCACATCCCCGATCGCGTAGGTGCGCACGCCCTGACTGATCTCCACTTGCACCGCCCACGGCGGCACGACGTGAAACCGCGCCGGGTAGCCGCTGGCGTACCGCGCGGTCGACAGGACGAACGCCTCGCCGAGCATGAAATCCCAGAACAGCGCCTTGACGAACTCCTCCCAGGACGCGTACACGTCGGGGTTGGGGTTCGCGAGCCAGCCGATATCAGCGGCGGGGTCGACCGGGATCGTGTACGGCGGCATCGACGCGAGCACCGACGCGTTCAGGTCCAGGCACGCCCACGCCGTGTCGGTCAGGTCCGAGAGCTGACCGTTGCTCCACGCCGGCCACCAGTCCGCGGGCCACCCCGACCATGCCGATGGCATGATTCGGGGTGGCGGTGGCGCTGGGGGCGCGGACACGTCCAGGGTGACGCCGTGCGGGTCGCCGGGCTGCGCGTCGGGCGGGCCGACTGATGCGGGCGGGACCCCCGGCGGATTCGGGTTGGGGGTTACGTCATCCGGCGGCTGAATCGCCCGGCTAAACCAGCCCACGCCCGGCACAGTAGCGCCCGGCTGTGCGGATAGCGAACAAAAGTCAGTGAACAGCTGGAATTTTCGCGGGACGGTGCGCCGCCGCGACCGCCCACACCACCGCCCTGACCAGGTGCGTCGGTCCCTTGGCCAGCAGGAACAGCCCCGACGGCGCCTCCCTGACCCTGGCCGTCGCCAGCGCCATGTCGAGCTCGCCGGTCGTGACGTCGTGCGCCAGCTGCCCGCCGGCGGCGAGATCCCGCAGCAGCGCCAGCCCCATCCGCGTCTGGGTGCTGCCTCGAGGCTGCGCCCGCAGGTCCGGCGTCAGCCGGTCCATGAGGCTCGCGCCGGCCAGCAGCTCCCGGACCTGGTAGCCGACCCGGAGCCGGCGCACGTCGGCGACCGCCGAATCCCAGTCCAGCCGCAGCCACCCGTCCAATTCGATCCGCGCGTCGGTGGTCCGTCGCGCGCAGGCGACCGCCGCGCCGAGCCCGTAGTCGTCCTCGACTGCCACCCAGATCGGCCCGTCGGCCGGGATGCTCGCGTCGCGCGCCGCGTCCCACGCCCCATCGGGTAGCAGCGGCTCGGTGGGGCCCGACGGCTCCGACAGCCGCCGAGGCCACTGGTTCAGGTATTGCGCTCGGAACGATTCGACGGGGTCGGGCTCGTCGGGATCGTCGAGCTCGCCGGCCAGCATCTTCTCGTGCGCCCTCGCGACGAGCCGCTCGCGGCGCGGCGTCCAGTGCGGGCTCGCGACGCGCCACGCTGCCCGGTCGTCCAGCTCGCACCCCGCCGGCGCCGACCATTCGATCAGCAGGTCCCCCGCGCCGTCCTCGAGGTGATCCAGCGCCATCCGCCGCCGCTCGAGCATCAGCGCCGTCGCCTTCCGGTGCGCCGTGGAGACCAGCAGCAGCTGCGGCTGCTCGCGCTCAGCCATCGTCGGCACCAGCCCCTCGTCGACCGAGCTCGCACGCACTTTCCAGCCCTCGTCGACGGCGCCCAGCGCGACGCTGTACCCGTACACCGCCTCTTTGGCTCGCAGCATCCACCGCGACCCGTCCTGCAGCCGCTCGATCTCCTCCTGGCCGTTGACCTCCCGCACCCGGTACAGATCCGAGCGGGCTTTCGCCCAGATCCTGGCGGGACGCTGCACCTCCTTGCACACCGCCAGGTCCTTGCCGGTGTGCAGGACGTCCTGAGGCTCGCCGAACCGGTCGCCCTGATGAATCCGCCATAGGACGAGCTCGCGCAGCAGCCACGACTTCCCGACCTGCCTGGCCGTCGACACGACCGCCGACTCCCAGACGAGCAGACCGGCGGCGTCGACCTCGAGCAATCGCACGGCAACCAGCCGCTGCCACCAGCGCAACCCCACGCCCGACCTCTCCTCAGACCAGGCGATGAACTCCTCGCCGAGCGACCCAACCGCGGCCGGATGCGGGACCGTCATCAATCTGGGCCACGTCGCCGACGCGGGCACCTCGAGCAGTTCGGTCAGCCACGGCGCCCGCCACCGCCGATCCGCGCGGGCCAGCCCGTCGCGCTCCGGCTCGACGTCCAGGCCCGCGACCTCCGCGCCCGGCCGCCACAACCCCGCCGCGACCAGACTGCCGCCCGACCGGTTGCACTCCGCGCAGCTCGGGATCAGCCGACAGCACCCCGACCCCTCCCGGTGCACGTGCGTCGCCAGCGGCGGATCGTGGTCGAGCTCGACGGCGCGCCGGCGCTGACAGTGCGCGCAGACGACGCCATCGCCGAGCAAAAGGCCCCGCATCCGCCGATGCCGGCTGCCGTATGCCTGACTCGCGTTCATCTAAGCCAGGGGGGAAAGATCATCAACGAGAGACGTCAGCTGGGGGGTACGGCAGAAAAAACCGGGGGATGGTCACGGTGTGAATCGTGGCGCAGACAGCGGGGTAGCAGGCGGGGGGTACCCCCGGGGGTGGGGGTGGGGTGGGGGTGGCGAGCAGGCACCCCGCCCCCCGCCCCCTGCCCTGCCTGGGCTGGGCTGGGTGGTCAGGCACGCCAGCTCCGGTGCTGGTCGGGCAGCCATAGCACGTACTCCCAGTCACCCCCGGCGGGATGCCCGACCAGTGCGACCAGGCTGACGGTCAGCGGGCGCGCCATCGCACGGTGCAGAGGTCGGGGCAGGCGAGCACGGCGCGCAGGTTGGCGTTGAGATCGAAGGTGCGCCCGGTGATGTAGGGCCCGTGGTCGGCCATGGTCGCGGTGACGCACCGGGCGCCGTGGCAGAACCGGACGCGGGTGCCGCACGCCAGGATGAGGGAGGCGAACCGGTAGCCGGACTGGACGTCGTCGACGCCGCATGCGCCGGTGCCGTGCTCGGCGTACCAGGATGCGAGCGCGGTGCTCATCGGCTGGGGCTTGGGCTTGGGCTTGGGGTCGCCGGCGATGAGGTCGAGCTGCCCGGCGAACGTGAGCACGGCGGCGAGCAGGGCGGCGGTCATGCCGCCCGCCTCGACCCGGCTACAACCCGGCTACGTCCCGAGCTCCATGTTTCGGCGCATCCCGCCGCCTCGGCCCCCCGACCGGTGAATGTCCTGCAAACGGCGGGGTTCGTCTGTCGATACTGGTCGGGGTTGGTCTTGCTTGATTGCGCCCTGGTCGGCTTGGGAAGCCGACGCTCTACCAACTGAGCTACGTCCGCAAGTGCCTGCATAGCCTAGCCTTTCGCCTCGTTGGGCGCTGCTGCTGCCCCAGCTATAACCCGGCTACGTTCGGCGAGCAGCGCATAGGCGCCCGCCATTGAGTCTTTGGCGACGTGCCCGTAGTGGAGTTCGAGGACGTCGGTGCTGTTGCCCATCCATTTGGCGAGGACGATCAGCGGGACGCCGGCGGCGAGCGCCTCGGTGGCGAACGTGTGGCGTAGGTGGTAGGGCCCGCGCTTGGCGACGCCGGCGGCCTCGAGCGCGGGGTGCCAGACGCGGTTGCGCCAGTTGTTGAGGTTGAGGTGCCCTCCTTTGTCGCCGGGGAACAGCAGCGGCGTGTCGATCCGGGCGGGCAGCCGGTCGATCGCGTCGAGCGCGCGGGGTGTGAGCGGCACGACCCGCCGCGCGGTCTTGGGGTACGGGGTCAGGGTGCCGCCGGCGTAGCGGCGTGCGACGGCGATGGTCGGCGGGCTGGTGCGGCTGACGTCGCGGCGTTCGGAGGCGGGCCATTCGTTGGTGCGCAGCCCGGTCTCGGCGGCGACGGTGACGATCGCCTGGTCGGCGGGCGAGATCTCCTCGAGGATGGCGGCGAGCTCGTCGGGTGTGAATGGTCGGATCTCCTCGGCGCGCGGCTGGGGGTTGCGCCCGGCGGTGACGGCGGGGTTGGTGTCGAGGTAGCGCCAGCGCACGGCGGCGGCGAGGACTTGGCGCAGCGCGCGGGTCGCCTTGTGTTTGCGGTCGTCGCTGCCGAGCCGGGCGCGCCATCCGGCGATATCGTCGGCGGCGTGCTCGAGCTCGGCGAGCGTGAACGCCCCGAACTTAGTGCGCGCCGGCGCCAGCCACTCCTCCACGGTGGTCTTGGTGCGGGCGGTGACGTCGCTGCCCCACCGCTCGAGGTAGAGGTCGGCGAACGCGTCGAAGGTGATGGTGGCCGACGGGCCGCCGCGGCGCAGCCGGGCGCGAACGTTCTGGTGAAACCAGTCGCGCGCCTCGGTGCGGGTGCGGAATCCGGCCTGGCGCTGCTCGCGGCCGTCCTCGGGCCAGCGGATGCCGAAACCATCGGTTCGGGTCGTGTAGATGCTGCCGGTGACTGCTCGCGGCATAGCTATCGCCTCTCGTCTTCGGTTGCGGGTGACGGGACGGACGATAGCCTGCCCTGACGGGCGGCGTCCTGGGTTGCGGGTGACATCGCTTCTCTTGACGTCGCCCGCTCCTCGAGCCACTGGTCGAGGTCGGTGTCGCGGATACGGATGGCGCCGCCGGGCAGCCGGAAGGCGGGGAGGTCGCCCTTGCGGATCCAGGCGAGGACGGTCTCTGTGCACAGCCCGAGCTGGTCGGCGACGACGCGAGCGGTGAGCAGCCGGCCGGTCATCAGTCGGATCGCCCCCAAGGCGTACCCTCAGGTTCGTCCGCGCCAACGGGCCAGGGCGAGCCGATGGCCTCCCAGCCGTGCTCGCCTTGGCGGACGTTTACCTGCATCTGCGGGTTCGGGCGCTCTGGGCATTGCAGCTTGCGCTCGTTCGTGAGGCCGCATACCGGGCAGACGCTCAGGCCCACCCCGGTCATGAGTGGCAGTCCTCCCCATCCGGCCCGCAGGCGCGGTCAAAGCCACACCGCGCACACGGGTAGACCCGGACCACGTCGCCATCAGGGCATGTGCAGATCAGATGCCCGCCCGGCGCGTCAATCCAGCAGCGATCACAGACGAGCAGGTAGTCGCGGCCTTCGACATCTGGCGTTTCGCTTTGGCCCATCAGCGGTCGTCCCACCAAATGCGGCATCTCGCGCAGCGCAGTCGCACCACGCCTTTCGACCAGTCACCGAACCAAGCCAGAATCCAGTGGTGGCGTCGGCACGCGCTCAGGGCCATGCTGGTCATGCCTGCTCCCGGTGAGCGATCAGGGTCAGCAGCTCGTCGAGCTCGGTGATCGCGAGCCATGACCCCTGGTTCCAGCGGGTCGCGATGACCGGCAGGACGCCGAGCCCCGCGCGCCACGCATCCCGCTCCACCTGCGTCCACGCCTCCCGCAAGCGGAGGCGTTCGGTGCGTTTGACCTCGAGCAGCACGTCGGCGGGCCCGTGCGCTATGTCCGAATTGCCGCGGGCGCCGGATGCGAAGTTGCGGGTGGCGCGGGGCCAGCCGTGCGCGCGGACGAGCTCGAGCACCTCGAGTTCGCCGCGGCCGCCCTTGTCGCGGGATCGGTGACCGCCGGCGCTCATCGCGCGCCTCCGGCGAATCTCCCACCCTCCCGCCCAATCCCTACGGAGTACGCGCGCGTGAACAACGAGCCAATGTCTCTCACACGCGAGGCGGAGAACGGGTGGGAGGGTGGGAGATTCGTCATTGGGCGCCTCCGAGTGGCTCGGGGAGCTCGTAGAGGTTGCGTTTGGGGTGAGGTGGGCGGTAGTCCTCGAACTTGCGGCCGATCACCCCGACCTCGTTTAGCCGGGCTTTGAGCGTGGCCGGCGAGATCGGCTCGACGCCGACCACCCAGCGGATGAACGCGGCGGTCTCCCCGGCGCGCACCCATTGCTGCCCGGTCTGGCTGTCGATGAACCGGACAGGACGCTGCTGGTAGCCCTCAGCGTCGCCGGGGCGGATCATGCTGAGCGCGTCGGCCTTGACAAACTCGGGCTCGGTCTTAAGCGCCATCAGCGCGGCGTGCCGTCCGTCGGGGACCAGGGTGTGCCCGGTCATTGGCCGGCTGGCGCGGACGAGTTGTTCGATCCATTTGCGGGTCTCGTCGCGCTCGTCCCATTCTGTGAGCACCTTCCCCAAGTGGCAGAGCGCCGCCCATACGTCCTCGATCTCCCCGCCGGTGAGGTGCGGGACGCGTAGCCAGTGGTCGGTCGCGCCGACGACGGTGGTTCGCATCCCGGCGAGCAGGTCCCCCTGCCGGCTGAACCGGTAGACGCGGCTATCGCGGCCGTTACGGACCATCAGCAGGCACGGGTCCCCCTTGTCGCGGCCGGTGCGCTCAAACCCGGTGACGCGCCAGCCCGTCGGCGGGCGGAACGCCAGCGTCAACCAGTCGCGCAGCACCTCCGGGTCGTCGAGGTCATCGGGCAGGTAGGGCAGCTTCCCCTTAGGTCGCGGTTTCACGGTGGGCGGCTGGTCGAGATCGCCGGCGTGAATCGGGGTCATGGCGTGACCGCCTGTCTGAGCGCGGCGGCGATCTCCGGTTCGGTGCAGCCGTGCGAGCAGCGCAGGGTGGCGCCGGGCTCGGGGTGGCGCACTAGGCGGATGCTCATGGTTCCGTCCAGGCACGCGGGGCAGTAGCTCGCGAGCCGTAGCCGCCCCATGTAGTGGGGGTGCTGCCCGGTGGCCAGGTCGATGCCGTCGCAGAGCCGGTCGACGAACCGGGTCATGGGGTCGGACGGCCGGCGCTTAGAAGGGAATGTCCTCATCGCCAAACAGGTCTTGGGCGGCATAGTCCGCAGTGGTCACGGCGGGCGACTCGGCGGGCAGTCCGCGCGTGTCGACCGGCACGTCCGGTTCGACGGGGACAGCGGGCCCGTCGACGTAGGTGTTCGTGAACCATCGGTCACCGTTGCGTCCCTGCTTGGACTGGGTGCGCACCCGGTAATGGCGCCCCTCGACGGCGGCGAGCTCCTGCGCCAGCTGCGCGTCATCCATGACGCTCTGGCGGTCGACGCCGAGCCCGTCGAGCAGCTCCTGGGTGTATTTGAGCCCTTGACCGTCAAACCGGTTCCAGGACGTCCACATCAGGTTGCGCTCGTCAGACCATTCGGTGATGAGCTGGGTTCCGCGGTCGCCGTCGTGCAGGACGGCGCGCTCGAGGCGGGCGGCGTGGTCGCCGTCGGTGGGGACGCCGGCGGTCGCGGCGTCGTCCTCGCCGCGCAGCGCGGCAAAGTCAATCGGCACTTGGGGACTCCTTTTCTGGGCTAGTCGCCGGGGCGGCGGCCGGGCGGGTACACGTCAGCGGCGGTGACGCCCTGGTAGCCGCCCTGACCGGTTGGGGGTGGCGCGTTCTCGGGGGGTTCGCTGGGCTGCGCGCGCGCGGCGGTGATGAGCCGGTGCAGTCCGCGGAGCATGGTGACGCAGACGGCGGGGACGCCGTTGAGGTACTGGCCCATGGCGAGGATGAACTGTTCGGCGTCGACGGGGGTGGCGGCGATGGTGCGGACGAGCTCGGCGGCCTGTTCGAGCTGCTCGTTGCTGGCCTCGACGGCCCACGGGTGCGCGGCCGGCTCGGGGGTGGTGCCGTCCATTTCTTCGGCGGACACCTCCCCGAACCCGATCAGGTTGCTGACCGCCCGATTGGACGCCCTGGTGTACGCGGTCGCCAGCAGGTCATGCTCGAGCTTCTGGCGGCCGCGGTCGCTCGCGAACCGGCGTTCGGTGACCGCGCACGCGCCGTCACCCTCGGCGTAGCGGCCGTTGGGGTGCGTGGCGCGCACGAGGCAGCGGGCGCGGAGGATCTGCCCGTCGTCGTCGCGGTCGATCTCGCGGGCGCGCAGCTCCGTGCTGACGCCGTAGAAGGTCGCGAGTTTCGCCCAGCCTGACCGTTTGACGAACGATTCGTCGCGGCCGGGGAGTCCCTGCCAGTCCTCGGCGGTCAGCAGTCGGCCGGTGAGGTCCTGGTAGGCGATCATCGCGCCGGCGGCGTCGTCGGCGGCCATCGGCAGCAGCGGCTCGACTGTGACGCGTTCTAGGGCCTCTGTAGTCATGCGAATAGCTCCATGGGGTCTAGGCTGGATTTCCGCTCCAATGGCCGCGGTGGGCTTGCGGCGGGCTCTGGGAGGGCGATTGACCGGGTGACGGTCACTGGGCCGGGGCGTTCTTTCCACGCCCAGGTCTGGTCAACGAGGCTGAGCGCGTCGCCGGTGAGCCGCGACCGGAGTGCGAGCGCGGCCTTGCCGGCGACGACCGGCTCGCGGGTGATGACGTCGGCGACGTCGCCGGCGCGCACGACGCCGTCGTCGACGAGGCGGCGCAGCACGCCCTCGAGGTCGTCGGCGTCCCAGGCTCGCGAGCGGGTGACGGGCGCCTCGATCTCCCAGTCGCCGAACACTGCGCGTTTGGTCTGTCGGAGTTTGAGGCGGTTGCGGAGCTCGGCGGCGAGCGCGTCGACCCAGCGTTTCGCCTCCGCTTCACGCTGTTGCGCGAGGTGCAGCGCCTCGGCGAGCGTTTCGGGTGGCTGCTCGTCGAGGCGTTCGAGGATTTCGCCGGTGCCGAGGTGAACGGGCGCGACGCTGGTGGTCATCGTGACGCTTCCTCATCGTCGCGGGGGTGGTGGCCGTTCATCGGGAATCGTGGCGGTGGGCCGTACAGGAACTCGCGCACCCATTCGTCGTCGGATCCCAGTCCGCCGCGGCGGTCACCCCATCGCGCGCCGCTGATCGCGATGAGCGCGCCGACGGCGACCGCGGCGAGCAGCAGCCCGGCGAACACGAGGATGGCGAGCAGGTTCATCGGTCCTCGAGCTCGGGGTGCTCGTCGTAGAACCAGCCGCGGGTTCGCCCGAGCGCGGCGGCGATCGCGCGAGTGGTGTGCAGGCTGGGGAGGCGGTGCCCGTTCTCCCAGCGCGACACGTCCTGAACGGCGAACTTGCTCCCGAGCCGCTGGTTGACGCGGCGGACGAGCTCGCGTTGGGATACGTTGCCGGCGAGCTCGCGGGCGAGGCGAATGTTGCTGCCGATGAGCTGCCGGTCGTCGGTGGTGGGCGCGTTCATGGCGTCTGACCTTGACGCCGAATCCCCTCGCCCACAATTAGCCTGACCGGATAAGTTGGCCTGACAGGCTAAGTCTTTTCCCGCACTTTGCGAACTATTCCGGGGGTCCCGGGCCGACATATTTAGAAACCCCTTACCCTCGGCCCGCTCTAGAATAACCTCCTACCAGATCCCCGCCGTTTCAATAGCCTTGCGTTTCCCAGCCGGACGCCTAGTGTCCTCAACGATGAGGACGCGCGATACAGAGACCGCGTTTCGCCGCTGGTTCGGCAGTCAGATCCGCGCGGCGCGCACCGCGCGCGGCCTGTCGCAAAGCGAGCTCGCGCGGATGCTGCCACCGCCGATCGAGAGCCGCACCGTGCGCGGCTGGGAGCACGGCGAGGTGTTCCCACGCCCGGCGAACATCGCGGCGCTCGTCGACGCGCTCGACACGACGCCGCAAGCCCTGTTCTGCGAGCCGGACGGGCTACCGGCTATGAGCGATTGAACGCGCCGAGCAGCCACATCACCAGGAACACCAGCGCCAGCAGCGTCAGCAGCGCCAGCAGCTGCTCGCGACCCGGCGGGCGCACTTACTTGCCGGGCTTGCCGAGCTCTTCCCAGGCAAACTCGTTGTTCTCGCGGCGTTTCCAGCCGGGCGCGCCGGGCCCCTCGGTCACCTTGTAGAGCGTTTTGACGACGCCGGATTCGAGGTGGACGACGATCTGATCGCGGCCGTTGGCGTTGACGTAGGCGGCTATGGCCATGGTGTCCTCTGGTAGTTGGGGGGTGTCGCCGCGCGCCATGTCGAGCACGCGGTCGATGGGGAATCCGCCGCCGCAGTCCCAGTGTCCGCCGCCGCCGGCGCCGAGGTCGGCGTGCTGGCAGACGCCGCGTCCGGATCCCTGCGCCTGCGCTGGGGATAGTCGGGTGATGGGGATGCCGTAGTGCGCGGCCTCCTCGGCGATCCACGCCGCGGCGTTGGCGAGCATGTTGGGGTGCTGGTCCCATTCCTGGGTGGTCCAGGCGGCGAACCCGCACAGCTCGATCTGGACGGCGGCGGGGTTGTAGTCAGCGGCCGTCCACGCTTTGTTTTCGCGGCGGACGTACTCGCCGATGGTGTTGGGCTTGTCATCGGCGCCGGTGTGCGAGCTCGCTGACACGTTGCCTTGGAAGTAGCCGCCGAGGGATTCGATGGTGCGGGCGCCCTCGGCGGTGTGCAGGACGATGAGCCGGACGCCGGCGCCGCCGCGGCTCGAGTAGTTCGGCGATGGGATCCAGACCCGGTTAAGCATCGTCGTCGGTGAACGGGCGGCCGCGCCGGCGTTCGGCGTCGAGGCGGCGCGGGTCGACCGGGTCGAGGTAGCGCGCGTCCTCGGGCTCGTCCAATGGGGGGAGGTGCGCGTCGAACGGTTCGCGCGCCGGCTCGGGGCGCGGCTCAGCCATCGTCGCCGCGCTCTGCGCCCGGGTCTGGTGCGCCGCTGCCGAGCGCGGCCTGGGAGTCCTCGACGCTGGTGACGAGCTCGCTGGTGACGTCGGCGAGCGCGTTGTGGAGGTTGGTGAGCTGCTCGTCGGTGATCTGCCCGGCCTCGAGCGCGAGGACCTGGTCGGTCAGCGCGCTGATCTGGGTGGCGGCGGCGGCGCTGGCGTTCTGTAGGGCGGCGACGTCGGTTTTGATCTGGTCGATGGTGGCCTGGTCGGTCATGGGTCATCCCCTCGGTTGTGGTTGCGGCGTTTGACGATGCGGTAGAAGCTGGCGAGCCATAGGCCGATGAGCACGCCGAGCAGGAACGCGAGCGGCGCGTATTCGGCGAGCGTGCGAATGTCGGCGAGCGCGGTCATGCATCGGGCGCCCGCTCGTTTTGCTGTTCGACGGTCTCGGCGGTGTTCTCGATCCGCTCGCCCTCCGGGGCCTCGTGCGCGTCCTGGTAGTGGGCGTAGGCGTTGGCGTAGTCGAGCTCGAACTGGGCGGGTGGTGAGAGTCCGCCGGCGGGGAGGTCGTCGGGCTGGTCGCGCAGGCTGGCGTCGCGCATGGCGGCGATCTCGTCGTGTTCGCCGGCCTCGAGGTGATCCCAGATCTGCTGCTCCTGGGTGGTGTGGTCGTGCTCGACGGTCATGGTCATGCCGCCACTCCCGCCATGAACGCGAACGCGCTGTCGGCGCCGAGGCTGACGGCGGCGCCGTCCGTCGTCCAACCGGTGACCGTCGGGGTGCCGGCGGCGCCGGTGACGGTTAGCGCTTGTAGGCGCCGGCCGGAGAGCGTGAGCGTGTACGCGCCGGCGCCGGTCTTGCGTGACGTGAATCCGGTTCCCGCCGCCGGGGTGCCGTCGGCGTTGACGCGACCGACGATCGTGTGGACTGTGACCGTTCTCATACGACGACTCCCAAGTCGATGGTGTGTTGGGATTCGAGCGCGTCGGCGATGAACAGGACGCTGGCGGCGTCCAAACGCTCGACATGATCGCCGGCGTTCTTGGGTGACCCGCCGAGATCCTGCGCGCCTTTGGCGTACTGGTTGAGGATCTCGGTGGCGCCCATCGCGTAGCCGGTGACGAACGCGCCGTCGACCTGCCCGGCGAGCGGCCAACCTGCGCTCGGCAGCGCGCCGACCCGAAAGGCGTTGGCGCCGGCGAGTGTAATCGGGCTCAGGACGGTCGAGCCGCCGACGAGCCGCCCGTCAAGGTAGAGCTTGCGTTTGACGCCGTCGCCGGCGGCGTTGTCCTCGGTCGTGACGGCGTGGTGCCATTGGCCGTCAGCGACGAACGGGCCATTGATGCCGTCGGTGCCGCTGCTGCTGTTCAGCGTTCCCGGCGGGCTGCTGAGAATGGTCATAAAGGCGCACGCGGCTGGGTACGTGCCCCAGCTAATCAGGGCGCCCAGGCTTTGCGTGGTCGTTTTGAACCAGCAGCCGTAGGACCGGGCGGTGAGCCCGCCCGGCAGTCCCGTATCGGTTGAGCTCAGTGACTGGTTGCTGGCGGCGTTGAAGTTGAACGCGCCGTTGGGGGTGCCGTCGGCGCCGGCGACGGGCACGGCGGCCCCGTTGTTCGTGAGCGCGACGCTGCCGGATCCCTGGTCAGTCAAGGCGCCGCCGGTGAAGTTGTGCAGGCGGACGGGCTGGGTGGTGAAGTCGGCGACGGCGAGCGCTGAACCTTTGCGGCGGCGGTGCACCTTCAATCGGGCAGCGGTGGGGATCGCGCCGAGCGTGTGCGACAGTTTCGCGGCGTAGAGCAGTCGGATCTGGTCGGGGGTGAGGACGTCGTTGGTGATAAACGCCTCATCCACGCGGCCGTAGTGCGGATTGGTGGCGGCGGTGGAAGCGTCCGCGCCAAACCCGCCGATGTTCAATGGCCCCGAGCCCCCAAACAGTATTGGCGATGCGCCCGTCACCTCTAAGACTCCGTCCACGTAAGCGCGCAGAGTTGTCCCGTCGCAAGTGGCCACCCCAAAGTGCCAGCGGTCATCGGCAACGTCGCTTGTCCCGGCGATAGACGGGACGTCGGCCCCGGTTGTGGAGGCGGTGACGTAAAAGGCATTGCCACTGATGCCGAGAAAGTAACTGTATTGCCCAGCCGCCGCCGCCTTGGTGAACATATAAATCGGCACTCCCCGTTTCGCCGTCCGAAACCAGCACCCCCAGGACCCGGTCCTGATTCGGAAGGGATCCGAGCCGCCGGTGTCGCTGATGTAGAGCGCCTGGCCGGTCGACCCGGCGAACACCGCGCAGCTGGCAGCCAGCCCGTTGATCCCGACGCCGAACGGGACAGCGCCGAGGTTCACCAATGGCCGCCCGTCCGACCCCTGGTTCGTGAGGTCCGACAGCGACCACAAGCCAAGGGGTGCGGACAATCCGAGCGACGTGAAGTCAGCGGCGGAGAGCTGCCGGCCGGCGCGGATCTGGTTCGGGATCCCGACGTCGAGCACGGGCGCCGCGGCCAGGGGCAGCGCGCCGCTGCCACCGCCGCCCGAGCCGCCACCCAGCAGCGCGTCGAGGGTGACCGCGAGCGCCTCAATGTCGCGGGGGACGTCGGCGGTGTCAGACAGCTCGGGGTACGGCAGCCCCAGGTTGGGGGTGTTTTGTGTCATGGCGCGACGCTCCCTATGCAGAGGATCATGTCTTTGGTGGCCAGCAGGTACGCGGCGGCGCCCTGAGTGTCAGTGACACCCCTGAGCATCGGCACCCGCAGCGACTGCCCCTGAATGACAATGTTGCAGTAGGCGTTGGATGGGTCGCTGGCGCCGAACTGCGCGACCAGGAGGGTGACGCCGGGGGTGGGGTCGAGCAGTCCGCGCAGGACGGCGGTGAGACTGCGGGTGACGGGAATGGTCGTCATGCCGTGGCGAGCTCCCGCCATGCCTGGTGGCCGTAGAACAGCCGGTCGTGTCGGCCGGTGCCGGCGGCGCCGGGCGTGACGTGTATGCGGGTGACGATGGCTTGTCCGCCGGTGCCGAGATCGGTGGTGACGGCGTCGACGAGGTGCGTTTCGGAGCGGCCGTCGGGGAAGTCGATGCGGATGGTGTCGCCGGCCTCGAGCGCGGGGTTGGGCGCGATCGTCAGCTCCACCGAGCGGGTCTGTTTGAGTCGCAGTCGCAGCAGCGCCTGGGCGGTGGCGGCGGCCTGCTCGACGTTCTGAACGCTGGTGGACTGGGATAACAGGGCGACCTTCCCGAATGGCCCGCCCCACCGGATCGGGCTGCTCGGATCGTCGAACGTCGCGAGCGCCGATATGGGCGGCTGCGTGGCGTCGGGCTGCCCTTCCACCAGGGCGCCGTTGTAGATGCCGGTGCGGTCGAGGTTCTCCTGGGCGTTGACCATGACGCCGGTCGCGCCGGCGTCGACGGTCCACACGACGGGCTCGGTGTCGCCCGGCGCGCGCGCGAATACGAAATCGCCGTTGGCGTCAAAGTAGGTTTCGCCGCCGCAGGACTGCTCGAGCTCTGATAGCGCGTCTGACCGGGCGCCGGAGTAGTACACGTCGGCCATCACGTCGGTCGGCTGGTAGGGCGTCAGGTAGCTGATGGTTGACCCGAACACGGCGCCGACGATCTCGACGGCGGCCTGGCTGGCGGTCTTGCCGCCCGCGGCGTAGGGGGTGGTGAACGGCTCGTCGCGAACCTGCGCCATCCGGTCGGCGAGCTCGAGACTGGCGCTGGCGTCGAGCGTGTCCCAGGACACGGATTCGACGCGCAGCCGCCCCAGTTGAATGAGCTCGGTGGATCCGTCGGCGAACCGGATCCCGCGCGACACGGTGGCGTACCCGCCGAGCGGCAGGCCGCGCAGGTCGACGCCGAGGTCGGCACCGGCGGCTAGTGACCAGGGGATCTGGATGCTGCCGGCGCGCCGCGACTGCGCAGTGCGGTCGTTGCGGATGCTGCCGCCCTGCACCGGCACGTCCGCCGTCGACCCGTCCGGGAACGTCAGGGTGCAGGCGGCGGCGATGACGTGCGACTGCCGGACGAGCTCGAGAAACTTGGCGCTGGCGGGTCTCATACGTCGTCAGGCGGCCAGGGGACGATGTCTGACGGCTCGAGCCCGGTCCAGCCGTACAAGAGCGCGTCATAGGTCGCGCGGTCGGCGCGGAGCTCCTGATAGGTGCTGTAGCCGGCGCGGACGTTCTCATAGAGCACCGCCGACAACGGGGCGTAGAGGTCGGGGTCAGGGCGCGCGACTTGCCGCCCGGAGATCACGAACCGGCGGTCGGGGACGGTGCCGCTGGTGACGATCCGCTGCTCTTTGAACTCGAGGACGGACAGGTACATGTTGCCGATCCCGTCCTCCGGTGGGGTGCGCAGCAGCACCGGCACGCCGTTACCGAGCAGGGCGCGGGCGCGGTGGCGCTGATCGTCGGAGTCGGTGAGGACTGACACCTCGAGCGCGGGGGTGTGCGCGACGTCTGAGGTGACGATCGGCGACCGGCGGGTGATGACCTCGTGGACGCTGGTGGGGACCTGGTAGTCGAGCTCGGGGACCTGCTCGAGCGTGACCTTGATCGTGTTGCCGACCCGGGCGAGATCGTTTAGCCACGTGTCGGAGCAGCCGGCGGACGGGATGGTGATCGCGGTTGTCTGCTCGTCGAGCTGCGCGCCGTTCCCGTCGACGCAAACGACTGTGTAGGTCAGGGGGACGCCGATCGGCGCCTCATAGTCGCGGGCGACGACCCGGAGATTGGGGCTGACGGGCGCGGCTGCCCAGCCGCGGACGGTCGCGGCGACGCCGGACGGGCCGGTGCGGCTGAACGTGACCGCCCCGGCGGACACCGGTGTGTCATAGGTCAGCGCGACGTTCTGGTAGCCGGGCTCAACGGCGGCGGTGAACATCAGGACGCCCCGGCCAGCAGCGTCCGCGCGATGCCGGTGTCATGGTCGACGATCTCGGCCCTGACGAGTTGTGTCAGCTCGCGGTCGCCGATGTAGACGTGGATCTCGGGGGCGGTGTCGCGCATGATCTG